GAAAAGCAACGTATTATGTACACAAGACTTTCTCTTTCTGATGATCCGCAAGCGATTGAAATGAAAGAGAATCTTCGTAAATCAGTTGCTCTGATGGGTTTTCCACCAGAGACTGATATGAATTTACTTTTCAATAGTATGAATAAAACCATTGAGTCTCTCAAGCAATTCATTGATAAATAGAGGTGCCTGTCTGGGTCGCACTTTTCAGGTGGGGAGCAGTAATGTTCCCCTTATAAATACTAATGCGACCCAGATAGAATAGAAATGAAAAAGTATTTTTATGTCTACTACTCTTATGAAGAGTTTGGTAGAGGTTATATAGGAAGTAGAGTTTGTAATTGTCTTCCAAAAAAAGATGTAAAGTATTTTGGTTCCTATAGGGATAAAACTTTTAATCCAAAACAAAAAATTATTTTAGAAACCTTTGATAATGTAGAAGAAGCACTTGGAGCAGAATGTGCCCTTCACAATTTTTATGAAGTAGATAAAAATCCTCATTTTGCTAATAAAGCAAAACAAACTTCCAAAAAATTTTATCATAGATCATTTGGGGAAAATAATCCTTCAAAAAGAGATGATGTTAGAGAAAAAATAAGGTCGGGAAAACTGGGAGAAAACAACCCAGCAAAAAGACCAGAAGTTAGAGAAAAACTTTCTGCCGCTCGCAGACAAAGAGTAACTACTGAAGAAACTAAAAGGAAAATGAGTGATGTGCATATGGGAAAACCTGGAACTTATGGTATGCTTGGTAAAAAACATTCGGAAGAAACTTTAAAAAAAATGAGAGAAACTTGGAAAAATAAAAAAGAATCCAGGGCTTGACATCCCTTTATAGGTATCCTATAATAAAGTTGTTACAAAACCAAATCCAATTTATACAAAAATCCAAATGTCATTTAAAGATTTAAAAAAACAATCTAATCTTGGTTCACTGACTGCTAAACTTGTAAAAGAAGTTGAGAAGATGAATGCTTCTGGTAGTGGGGCAGATGATCGTGTATGGAAATTAAGCGTGGACAAAAGTGGTAACGGATACGCAGTAATTCGTTTCCTTCCTGCTCCAGAAGGTGAAGATCTACCTTTTGTTAAACTCTACAGTCATGCATTTCAAGGTCCTGGAGGATGGTATATAGAATCAAGTTTAACTACTCTGAATCAGAAAGATCCTGTGTCGGAATTGAACTCCGAACTTTGGAACAACGGCACCGATGCTGGTAAAGAAGTTGCCCGTAAGCAGAAGCGCAAGCTGACCTATGTTGCCAATATCTATGTTGTCAAGGATCCTGCTAATCCTGCTAACGAAGGTAAAGTCTTCCTGTATAAGTTCGGTAAGAAGATCTTTGATAAGATTACTGCTGCGATGCAACCAGAGTTTGAGGATGAGACTCCTATTGATCCGTTTGACTTCTGGCAGGGTGCTAACTTCAAACTGAAAGCAAAGAATGTCGCTGGTTATCGTAACTATGATTCCAGTGAGTTTGCTGCACAAGGTGCTCTACTGGACGATGATGATGCAATGGAAGCAATCTGGAAGAAGCAATATTCTCTTGCAGAACTCGTTGCTGCCGACCAGTTCAAGTCCTATGATGAACTGAAGAAGCGTCTTGAGTATGTTCTTGGTACTAAAGGTTCTCGTCGTGTGGATGAAGAAGTGGCAGAAGAGGAAGAATATTCTCGTGGTCCTGTGAAAGATCTTGATGAGGACCTTCGCACTGAACTGAAGAATCTGACTCCTACCAAATCTTCTTCTTATGATGACGATGAAAATGACGACACCCTCAATTATTTTGCCCGTTTAGCAGCAGAATAATAAAAATGGGGAGGGCAACCTCCCTTTTTTTATAGCATTGTTGTTTTAGTATTCTCAGTTTTAACTAAATTGTCATTAACATACTGAGATGAAGGTGTATAAGTCATAATTTGTCTCATATCATTTAGGAATTGTTGTAAATATCCTCTCTTCAGTAGATAGATTCCTCTTTTATCCTCATTTACTTTAACTTCATATTCATAATTACTGATACTGGTTACAGGATTTAGAACTGCTGTTGGATCTGATGGATCTGGAATTGTAAAGGTAGAATCAACAATTTTATCTGCTGGAAGAATTAAACGACCTTGAGAATCTTTGACTTCTGTAGTCTCATAATGGTGTACAGCATTTATATTATCTCCATATTTTTCTTCAGCATATCTGTAAATATCTCTACTTGATAAAGGCCACTGATCTCTGACTCTGGTGATATTTGCAGTCATTAGAACCACCCAATCGAGTTCTGCACTACCATAAAATTCTTCTGCAACTGTATCAGGTCTTGCACCATCTTTAATCTGATACTTATCAAAGAGTGTAAAGACATTTTGTAAGTCATCACGAAGTTTGATTCTTCTGAAAAGATTTTTGACGGTTACATACTCGTCAGAAGAAGTTTTATGATCCAGAAAGGATTGGTACTGTAAATCTGGTAGTTCTCTGAAGTATCCCATTTTAGAATCCTACACTATTTGGTGGTGCAATATTATAATCCCCTTCATAAATTGGCTCCAATTCCTTAAATCCCAAGTCCATTACATATGATATTGGAGATCCATCATCATAAGTTGCATAAATTCCTTCACCAGTATAATTAACTGATATATCAGTAAGAGCACATTGTTTGAAAAAATTTAAATATGGGTGAATATCTGGACCTTTTCTATAACTTAATTGAAACACATTTGGTGCCTGTAAAAAGTTTTCATTTAATGCTCTAGGAGCCATATTTATTTTAAAAGTTTTTATTATTGATCTTATTTCTTCTGCTTCTTTTTTATTTCTTGGAGTCATTTTAAATGAAAATTTAAATGATCTTAGATTGACTCCATTAAACAAAAGTTCCATATTTGGATTTAATATTTGACCAGATTCTCTAGATAAAATTTGATTTACTGTTAAATTTCCTCCAAATGGTATATTTGCTGCTTGTGCTGCTATTGATTTTGTAAATATATTTCTTGCTGCTTCACTTGTTAAAACTTGCCCAACTCCTTTTATGGTATTTCCTATGGCATTAGTTATATCTTGTAAAGATCCTGTTCCTATTTTGGTATTTTCGGCAACAATACCATAAACTTGTGCCGTCAATCCATCCAAACTTCCAGCAGCCCAATCAACACTATTACCATCTTGAATATTTGATGGTATTGGTAAAATTACACTCCCCTTCAATTCTTTTGCTTGTTTTGGTGCTAGGATACCGGTATCAAAAGCAACACTATTTCGAATTAAATTTCCGGGACTAGTTGCTTTTATGCTATTATAATCTAAAAGATCAATTCTAAGATAATCTGTAGTTTCTAGTATTGCCTCGTAAGGATATCTTAATACGTTTGCCATTTATCCTTTTCTAACTATTTAGATTAATTTTTCTAAAAGGAAGTGCCTGAAGATCTTTGACTTCATCATCATAAACTAAATGTAAAGATCCTACAATTTCTTCCCAAGTGTATTGTCTTACTTCCCCCCAGTGAAAATTAATTCCTCTAAACCCCCATCTGAATATATCAGTTACTGCAACAAATGGATGAGCATCATACTCAATGTTTGGAGTTTTGGGAGAATAAACAAAAATATAAAAGTTTCCAACATCAGGTACTAATTGAGTTATTTTAAGAACACTCATTATCTCTACCATTAGATCATCTGGATCTTCAATACCAATTAAATCATCCAAAACTGGACGAATACGATTTAGATCTGCATCAGAAGGTCTTTTTTGATTTCGGTCTTTAAGTGTCTTTCTTGGCATATTAGATTCCTAATTCGTCTTCTGTAAGAACTTTAAACTCCCATTGACGATCTTTGCAGAACTCTTCTGCTGCTTTCCATTTTGCTTGATTTTTGGCATACTCATAAACTTCATAGATATATCCTTTTGTCTTTCTTTTCTTAACCTGTGGTTCTATTGTTTGCTTTTTTGGTTTAATTTCAATCAAATACTTTTTAATAGATCCATTACTTTCTTTGACTTTGATATAAAAATCTGGAAAATATCTATGAATGCGATTATCTATTGGTGATCTATAAGGAAGTGCAATTTCTTCAGATCCCCACTCTAAAATATTCTCATTCAAGTCACAATATCTCATAAATTTTCTCTCCCATAAAGACCTATAGATGATATTTGTGGGATTTCCTTTATATTTTTGTGGATATGATGGTTGATATTTTCCCTTATAGGACATCTAAATATTGATAATAAGACTCATAAAAGATATTTAGATGGCTGTTCCAGCAATTACTTCAATTCCGATGAGGAATGCCAATATTAATTTTGGCAATCTAGCACTTACCAATCAATATCAACTTTTCATTACAAATGGATGGGGCAAGGAAGAGAAAGGAACAACACCTTTTGTAAATTTTCTTACAAATTCTTTATATGGTATTAATTTTAATGCAGAATTTGGAAATACTTTAGGACTTCTATGTTCTGATGCTGTTTTACCAACGTCTTCTTATGCTACTAGTGAAGTAAAAGATAATTTTATGGGAGTCACTCAGGAATTTGCCCATACGAGATTATATACTGATATTGATCTAACATTCTATATTGATCGTGATTATAAGGTATTGAGATTTTTTGAGGGATGGATGGATTATGTTTCTGGTGGAGGTCCAGCACAGACTGCCAATGGAAATGCTTACAGAAGATTTAATTATCCAGATTATTATAAAAATAGTGAAATTTATATTAAAAAATTTGAAAAAGATTTTGCTGCCGATAAGAAAAGTATTAACTATCAATTAATTAATGCATTTCCAAAAGGAATTACAAGTATTCCAGTTTCTTATGGTCCTGCAGAATTACTCAAAGTTAGTGTTACATTTAATTATGATCGTTATATTGCAAAACAAGAGGGTGCAAGTAATAATTTAACTCCACAACAAAAATCTGATTTACAAACCGCATTAGCACAAGATGCTATTGTTCAAGCTCAGAATAATCCATTATATCGTGGTCCTGGAAGTTTTATTTACGATAAAAATGGAAAGGTAATTGGAGTTAGTGAATAAATAATCACAACTGAATTTCTATAGGTCATTATGCCTTTACCAAAAATTTCTACACCAACATATGAGTTGGAATTGCCTTCGAACGGAAAAAAAATTAAATATCGTCCATTCCTAGTCAGAGAAGAAAAGATTCTGATTATGGCATTAGAATCTGAAGATATGAAACAGATTTCAGGTGCTATTGTACAAATTCTTTCTGATTGTATTCTTACAAAAACTGTAAAAGTTCAGGAACTATCTACCTTTGATATTGAGTATCTGTTTCTGAATGTTCGTGCCAAGTCAGTTGGAGAATCGGTCGAGGTTAATATCACCTGCCCTGATGATGGAGAAACCACGGTTCAAATGGAAATTGATATTGATACCATCAAAGTCCAAAAAAATCCAGAACATACGAATATTATTAAACTAGATGATGTTCTTTCAATGAAACTGAAATATCCTTCACTGGACCAGTTTGTTGAAAATAATTTTGAGGTTGGAGATAGTCAAAGTGATGTTGATAAATCTTTGGGTATGATTAGTTCTTGTATTGAGATCATTTATGATGCAGAAGATTCTTGGAGTGCTGCTGACTGCACTAAGAAAGAATTAGAAGAATTTATAGAACAACTCAATACTAAGCAATTCAAAGAAATTGAGAATTTCTTTACAACGATGCCTAAACTATCTCATACGGTAATGGTAAAGAATCCTAATACAGGTGTGGAATCTGAAGTTGTTCTGGAAGGGTTAGCAAGTTTTTTCAGTTGAGTATGGCTCATACTAACCTTGAGTCATACTATAAGGTTAATTTTGCCTTGATGCAGCATCATAAATATTCATTAACTGATCTTGAAAATATGATTCCTTGGGAAAGGGAAATCTATGTTTCATTACTACAGCAGCATATTGAAGAAGAAAACCTAAAGGCACAGCAATCTAGTGGCATCTAACTTCCCAATCTACAGAGCACCATCAATAGCGAAGTTAAATAAGAGAAACATTTCTTCTTCAGTACTTCGTGGTGCTTCTGTAGCATCTGCTGCACCAAAATTACAAAAGACTTCATTTAGTTTTATTAAACCAAAAACTAATGTAAATGTAGAATCTTTAGGATCTCAAGAAAGTATTACTAATACACTTTCAGAAACTAATAGAATTCTTGTTGAAATACAAAAGCAACTCTCTTTAGATTTTGCAACGAGAATCGCAGAAGAGAAAGCATTAGTTAAAAAAATAAAAGCAACAGAATCTAAGAAAAGATTTTCTGCAAAAGAAGCAGCAGTTGAATCTGCTAAAAAAATTGGAAGCACTTTAAATAACACTTTTGATAAAGTTATTGCGCCAGCAAAAAATATATTCTCAAAAATGGTTGAATTTTTTCAACTTATTCTCACTGGAATTGCTTTAAACGCAGCATTTAAATGGTTACAAGATCCTTCAAATAGGGCAAAATTAGATTCTGTATTTCAATTTATTGGCGATCATTGGAAAGAAATATTAGCAGTTTTTATTGGAGTAAAAGTTCTTGGAGTTCTCTATAAAATTTATAAAGCAGCAAAACTTATTAAATCAATTGCTGATGCGATAAGAAATAGACCAAATATTCCCAAAATTAATCAACCCCCGAAACTTCCTACCACACCAAAAAATCCTGTAAGATCTGCACCTCCAGCAAGAGCACCTCAGGCAAGAGCACCATCACCATCTCCATTATTGGGACCAAATGGAAAACCACTACCAATTGATCCTTTAAGTAGATATAAAGGTCCAGGATCAGTTCCTGGAAGATCTCCCTCCATACCAAAACCAGGTGAAGGTATAACTCCAAAACCAGGTACTGGTGTTCCTAAAATAATAAATTCTGGTGCATTAGGAAATTTATTCAAAGTTCTTAGAGTTATTGGTCTTGGATTCTTGATTGCCGAATTAAAATCTGATGCTGATAGGGGTGATTATAAGGCAATTGTTGTAAAACTATCGGCATATGGACTTGGATGGTTAGTTTCATCCCTCATAGTTGGAGGATCTGTTTTAGGGGCTCCAGAAACTGCGGGTGGAAGTTTAGCTGGTTTTGCCCTTGCTGCTGGTGCTGGCGCTGGAACAGATTTTGCAATAAGAAAAATGTTTGGTTATAAAGATGGGGGAACCATTAATGCAAATAATGGAATGACAGTTCCTGGAAGAGGATCTGGAATGATTGATAGTGTCAAAGCAATGCTTGCTCCCGGTGAAGAAGTCATTCGCACAGCATCTGCAAATCTATTCAGACCAATTTTGAAAGATATTAATGAAAATGCTGGTAGATTGTGGACCCTGTTTTCTCAGGCAGTTACAAAATTAGTTTCTGTAACAGATTATCAAAAAGAAGTATCAAAACAATTCCAAAAAACAATAGAAACTTTTGATAAGTATTTGAAAGATGAAATTTTAAAGAAAAAACTATCCAAAAATACTAGTGGTAATGGTGGGCCTACAACTGTTGGATCTAGATCAACTCAACAAAAAGTTTCTGCAGCACCAAAAACTTATAATTATAATTTAATTTCTCAAGGAGATTCTTCTGCTGGTGGAATGACATTCTTACCAATGAACTTACCACCAATTAGATCAAAACCACCTGAAATTCCTGTTCCATCGACTCAGGCAACAGATGTTCCTATAATATCACCAATAAATATGGCAAATCCATATATGCATCTAACTCCAGAACTTTATGGAATATTTGTATAAGATATGGAAACTACACAAGCACAACAACTCAAATTAAATGTAACTAATATCAATAGTTTCCTTATTAATTCAAATAAGGAACTTAGAAGACTTCGTGTAGAAAAAAGAAGGTTATTTGATACTCAAGAAAAACAAATAAAAGTAAAGGAAAAAGAAGATAAAATTGAAAAAAAAGATTTTGGAATAGGATCTTCATTTAGTAAAATAAAAAATGCTGTAACATCTGGTGTAGGGGGCATCTTTGATAAAATAAAAGAATTTTTTGGTTTGATTCTTCTTGGAATTTTAGTCAATAATCTTCCTAGGATTTTATCACAATTAGAAGATTTTTTTAATAGTCCAGTCATTAAAACAATAGGATCTATTATAAATGTGATTGGTAATGGTATAATGACTTTTGCAAAAATTGCGATTGAATTTCCAAAATCTGCTCAGACTCAATTTTTAAAAACAAAAGATGATTTGGAGAAAAAGTTTGATGAATTGGAAAACATTTATAGTGCTCTTATTCCAGATTTAGAAAAATATAATCAACAAAAAAATGGACAGACTCCTTCTGCACCAACACCAACAACTACTCCAGTTAGACCAGGACAACCACTAAATCCACAAACAAATACAAGAATTCCTACAAGTCCTACTGCACCAGGAACAACTACTTTACCTGCATTTGCTGAAGGTGGTACAGTAAAACCACAATCAAATAAAAAGGTAACTTCTTCTGCACCAACACAAGGGGGAGGACAAACTGGTAGAGCAAAACAGGCAAGGCAGGCATCAGATCAAGGTTTTACTGGATTTAAAGTTGCTGTAGATAATATTAATGAGAATACAAAACTAGATGAAAATAATGCAACAGCATTTGAAAAGATGTCTTATAATTTTAAGACTTTAACCAGTCTCATGAGTGGTGAAACACCTTCTACTACTTCTGGTTCTGGTTCTATTGCAACTCCATCAGATGGATCCGAACCTAGCAGCACACCAACATCTGGATCATTATCGGCATTATTGCCATATGGAAAACCACAATTTACAAGTGGATATAAAACGACTTCTAGACCTGGACACCAAGGAATTGATATTGGAGTTGACGCAAATTCTCCAGTAATTAATACTCAAGATGGTAAAGTAGTTGATATTTATCGTTCATTTGGAGGACACGGTGATGCTGTTGTTATAGAATATAATGATGGATTTAGGGGAATTTATGGGCATATTAATGCATCAGTTAGAATAGGTGATCAAGTTAAGAAAGGAAGTACAATTGGAAAAGTTAAATACTGGCCAGGTGGGCACGGATATGCGGATAATACTCACTTACATTATGAAAGAGTAAATTCAAAAGGACAACATATCAATCCATCTGATTATGTAAATAGTTTAGAACCATCAAAAACAAATATAAAATCAGCACAAGTAGTTCCTTTACCAAAAGGATTGAATCTTGAGGTTGTGAGTGGAGGAAAAGGTGGTGGAAAAAATCTCTCATATAATAAATCGAGTATGGATAGTAAAAATATCATGATTATGGCGATTCAACCAGTAGAAACCTTTATTCCTATGCCTTATCCTATACCGATTGAAAAAGAATCTAGTGCAGAATCTTCAGATCAATATCAAGTTTCATCAATATGGAGAGCATAAAATAAATGGCAAACGCATCATTAGCTTCAAATTATGAACATATAGTTATTGATAAAGGTGGAACTAGAGTAGATCTTAAACGTGGAACTACTAGTTTCGATTATTATGAGAGTATATTTTCACCACATATAACAGCATTAATGTCATTTGTGGATACTGGTGGATCAACAAAATTTAATCCAAAATATCAAAGTCAAAATAAATTGGGGACAATTTATGATGCCTTACCACTTACAAATAATGAAAAGGTGGAAGTTAAAATAAGATCTAAACTAGGAACACTGGATTTTATAAAATATCCTTTTTATGTAAATGGGTCCTCAAACCCACAAAAAGAATCAAACAGAGAGGCAGTCGCATTAAGTCTAATATCAAAACCAGGTAAAGATAGTATACAATCAACAGTATTTCAAAAGTATAATTCCAAAATTAGTGATTCTGTAAAACTGTTATTAAAATTTATAGATGTTCCTGAAAATAAAATTCATGCGATTGAATCGACGAAAAATTCATATAGTTTTATTGGAAATAGTAGAGAAGTATTTCAAAATATTATTGACTTATCACCAAAATCAATTCCTGAAAATGGTGATCCTGGATTTTTCTTTTATGAAACTCAAGATGGATTCAATTTTAGATCGATTGATAGTTTAATCTCTCAAGAACCAAAGGCAACTTACAGAAGAACTGATGTATTAACTTCTGGTGTAGAAGATGATAATAATGATTATAAAATTTTATCATCTACAATCACTCGCAATCAAGATTTAACTGCGGCATTAAAGTCTGGTGTTTATATTAGTAGAACAATTTTTTGGAATCCGAAAACTTTTGAGAGCACCGAAAGAATAGAAAAAATTAAATTAAAAAATTCTCTAGGTAAAGATGTTGAAGTGCCTGATGATCTAACGGGATTTTCAAGAACTCATTATAAAATTTTAGATATTGGTATGTTGGAACCTGGTGTTACTGGTGAAAAAAATAATTCTCCAGAAGAATATCAGGCAAAATCTTCTACGAGATATAATATATTATTCAGTCAAATTTTGCAAGTACAGGTTCCATGCAACCCAAATTTGAGAGCAGGTGATATAATAAAATGCGAATTTGAAACTATCACCCAAGATTCAAAAGTTCTTAATGCATCTCAAATAGGACATTATTTAATTGTAAATCTATGTCATCATTTTGATCCTTTAAGGTCATTTACTTCGATGACAGTGGTTCGTGACACATACGGAATATATACTAGTAAAAAGTAAAAATGAATATTGGATTTGTAGGGCAAGATTATAAATGGTTTGTCGGACAAGTTCCACCAAATCAACTTGCCAATAAAAAGGAAAAGGGTGCCTGGGGTGATCGTGTAAAAATTAGAATTCAAGGATATCATCCAGCAGGACCTGAAATTACTGATGAAAATCTTCCCTGGGCTATTATTGCAAAACCAACTTCTCAAGGAAGTTATAATTACGGATCTACAGGTCTGGCTGGTGGTGAATGGGTGATTGGATTTTTTCTAGATGAATCTTGTCAAATTCCCGTTATTACTGCCGTTTTGGGTGCAACTAAAGTAGAAAATCTAACCACACTAGAAGAAGCAAAAGCAGCAGGAACTACTTATCTTAAAAATGTAACACGATACAATTGTGGTATTACAGCAGCAAATCACCAGCAAAAAGGTGGAGCAAAACCAACTGCCCCAGCACAGCCAACAAAAGAAGAAGTTGACAAAGCAGTACCAGAAAATACGGATCCTCCCATAGATAAACCAGTAACAGAAAGTGGACAACAGAAAGCAGCAGATGAAGCAAAAGCAGCAGCATCATCAACATATGGATCTCCTGAGAATCCAATAAAAAATTCTGCCGATCTCAATGCAGCAATATCAGTAAAATCGGATGGAACATCATTAATAAGAACTAATGTTCAACCAACGGCAGAACAAATTAGTTCTGCTGGTAAAAATGGTTATAAATTTACACCTTTTAAAGATGGTAGTCCTGGAGGATCATTCACAAATAGTCTTTTAGAATAATAAATATCGTTATATGGAGGTAACATCATAATGGCAAAACAAATTCGTTATAACGGGAAAACATATGAATTGTTTGGTGGGCAAGTTTTTGAAGTAATTGGTTCAGGTAAACTAACAAACCCCAGTGCCTTACCAGTATCTCAATTCAATACCATATACACTCAACAACAAAATGTAGTTTTACAACCAGAACAACCCTATAATATACAACCTGGAATTTATTATGCTCCTAATTCTACAATCATAGAAATAGACTCAACTGGATCAAAATACAGAACTTATAAATCTGGAGAAACTCCAGATATTTTTGTTCCTTTAAAAGGTCAAGATATAAAATATCTTAATGATGGAATTCAAAAAAAAATATTTGTTTTTGGTAAAAATAATTCATCAGTACCAACAGTAAATAGCACACAGGCAGAACTACCAAATACGAATGCATTTATAAATTCATCAACTGGAAAACTTTATGATAATCTAACTCCAGAAGTAGTAGATAATCTCGCTGGTGCTCTGAATAATCAAATCGATGCACTACAACAACTTCCATATGATTCTTTAACTCCAGAGCAAAAAGAAGAATTAAATCAAGCATTAGCAACTCGTGAAGCACTTTTGGGTGCAGTTGGAAAATCAACTGGTTGTGTTGTAAGAGAAAGTAGTGCCGGATCTTGGACGATTAAAGATACTCCTGAATGTGAGCAGTTTAATAAATCAGCAACATATAAGAATCTAGTAAGACTAGCAGATGAAGAACAAAGTCTTCCCGATCCTTGTGGTAAGAGTACAGTAAGTAAAATTAATGTTGCTTTGCGTAATTTCTTTACTGCATTAAAGGGATTTAAAAAATATGCAGATTTGTATCTAAATGGTGCAATTAATAAAATCACTGATATTACGAATCTAATTCGTAATACCGCATCAATTATTGGAGGAGTATTAAAAACTTTGGTTCAAAGAATCAGAAACTTTATTCTTAATAAGATTCGTAAGGCAATTGAAAAAGTAATTGATTATATTTTGACCAATCTTGCCAAAGTCTTGAAAGATGTATTGCTTCAAGAAATTGTGCAAGTAATTATGTGTAAGTTTGATGATATTATTAAAGGATTAACAAAACTTGTAACTGATTTCTTATTTGGACTAATTGGTAATGTAATTAATGCAGGATTTTGTGCTGCAGAACAATTCACGAATGCTTTGATAAACAATCTTGCAGCATCGATTGATAATACAATTGGACCAGTTTTAGATTCAATTAGCGATGTTCTTGGTGGAATTGGAAAAATTGCCGGATCTGTTTTTCAGGCAATTGATTTTATTCTTGGATTTGAATCTTTTCTTTGTGCCGAACCAAATTGCCCAGAGATTAAAAGTTTTAAAGCATCTCCTTGGGCAGGTCCATCAAAAACTCAAATTGATGCTTTTAATAATTTTAAAGTTCCAACTGGCGATGAAGTAGTTGGTCAGGTCGATAGTTGGTTTAGTGGTCTTTCAGTCTTTGGTTCAAAAATTGGTAATAATCAGGAGGCACTTCCATCATCAATCACTTGTAATACTGGCGCATTTAGATGTGGTCCTCCAAACGTTCAGTTTTTTGGTGGAGGAGGAATAGGTGCAGTTGGAAATGCTGTTGTTAATTCAATCGGTCAAGTAGTTGGAGTTAATCTTACGTTTGGTGGCACTGGATATAAAACTCCACCATTTGTAACATTTCAGGATACTTGTGAAAATGGAAATTATGCTTCGGGATATACTGAAATTAATGATGATGGAGAGGTTATAAGAGTCATCATGGTGAATCATGGTGATGGATACTTGGATGCTCCAAATGGATTAGATGAGTTTGGAACACCAGTAACTATACCTCCTGCAGAAACTAAAGTCAAAACCTTTGTATCTTGTATTGATAGTTTTAAAGTTTTAAATACTGGAATTGGATATTCTGTGGAAGATTCAGTTACAATTACCCCAGATGCTCCTGGCCTTAATGTCAGAATTGCAATGAATGAAGAGGGGCAGATTATTGCTCTTAATATTATTTCACCTTCTTGTGGTCTTAAAGAGGTTCCGAAAGTTACAATAAATAGTGCAACGGGTGTTGGGGCAGACATTCAACCTATTCTGAAGTTCTATACTCTTAATGATTATAATGAAATTCAAGATAACAACTATAAATCTCAAGAACTCGTTCAAGTTATTGATTGTGTTTATCCTCGTTAATATTTAAAAATGGCAGATCATCCAGAGGTTTTAATTAGTGATAATCCACACGGGATCATGTTTTTTGGTCCTGGTGGAACGGATGATGACGGAGCACAATATACGCTTGCGACATCATCTGGATCGATGGTTCATTATAACAAAAATGGAAGTAAAATAGAACTAGTAAGAACTAAATCTTGCGAAATAGTTGGCGATGATTTGGCAAAAGATAGAAAAACTTTAGAAAACGAAGTCATTGCAAAGTCAATTACTGCCAAAAATGGAGATATTGTATTCAACGCACAGAACGGAAATATTAAACTTCTGGCAAAAAACATTTGGATTGAGACAAATGGTGATGGAAAAAATGGTGTATTTTATGTGAGTGCAAATGGTCAGGTTCAGATCTCCTCATCAGATCAATTGGTATTGAGTGGATCTAAGATCTGTATAAGAGGTCAGGCAGGAATTGATCTTGCAACAGATCACTTTATCAATCTTCTTGGAGAAGTAGGCTCAGGATCTCCATTATCAAGTCTGCTTGGCGCATTTATTCCGGCACCATTTGCAGATTTATTAAAAGGTATTCATGCATCGTGTAAGTAATTATGTCATTTCAAGATTTTACATCATCAATTATTACAACTTTTAGTCCTCTTTTTGACACTTCAATTTTATTTCCTAAGGGATTTTGGGAACCGGGTTGGGGATCAATTTATAAAGGATTCTTTGGTACAGGAAGTTTTGCCAGTGGTGCCGTAGCATCAGCATCATTTGGTCCAAGTCCAACCGCACCTTACAGTACTTGGAGCACTGGATTAGATTATGCAAATGGAACTAAGTGGCAAACTGGAGTTCATATTACACTTGGAGAACATGTAGTTTTAGGCAATGAACTTAGAACGGCAGTAGCATCAAACTCTTTAAATGGTACTTCATCATCCTTACTTGGATCCAGTGTAATTGTGTGTGGAGCAAAGACTTCTATTACTGGCGTTAATATTACTATTGCCGGACCAACAATCACTATCACTGGTTCAGGATCAATTGCTGGTCTTGATATATCAGCTTGTACTGGTAAAAAATCCTTTGATATTTCACATCCTTCAAAAGAAAATCATCGTTTAAGATATATCTGTGCCGAAGGTCCTTCTGCAGATGTATTTGTAAGAGGAAAATTAAAAGGATCTAATGTAATTGAACTACCAGATTATTGGAAAGATTTGGTTGATGAGGAAAGTATCACTGCAAATTTAACTCCCATTGGACAATATCAAGAATTATTTGTTGCAAAAATAGAAGGAACTAAGATTCATATTAGAAATAACTCTGCTGGTGCAATTCATTGTTCCTATATTGTTTATGGAGAAAGAAAGGATACTTCTAGAAATATTCCAGAATACGAAGGTAATTCACCAGCAGATTATCCAGGAGACAATAGAGAATATATAATCAATGGTGGTAGAAATTACTGATTATGACAAAAGATTATCCAAAGAAAACAATTGATTATTTAACTTCTGATAATACTTTACTGAATAAATATAATACTGATGCAACTGCCGGTATTGCATCATATCCAAATATTATTAGTAAGAAGGTAGTTACTCAAGATTTAAGTGGAAGATGGTCTGAACAATATGTAGAAGAAACCAGTCCAATTAAAAATCCACAACAACAAAAACAAAATGAAAGAGACGATATTGATTCTAAAATAGGATCATTTCAACAAACAAGCGCCATACTAGACAATAAAATACTTGAGATTAATAATACTATTAACTTTAAAAAATCTCAAATTAAAGATTTGGTTGCAACTGCGATTGGTGCTGGATGTTCTTATATTAGTACTACTGGAACATATGGCGCAGGAAATGTAGGTGGAGTTGCAATTGGTGTTGGACTTACAATCTATAGTGATACTGCAAGTATCAGCATTTATTCAGATTTATCAAATTATAGTACAGATAATCCATTTGGAACAGATAGTACGGTCACATTAACTAGTTCAAATGCAGGCACTGGATATACATCACTCACAGTAAATAATGGAGGATCTTCTGTAGGATCTTATAGTTCAATTCCAACCACCGCAGGACAACATCCCGGAGCACCATCACCTACAACTTGTGCTGGTTATGGAAGTTCTATTATTTCGATTGCGGCAGAATTAACAACACTAAGAGCAACACGAGATTCATATTTGAGCAATTTAAGTAGTCTTAAAGGTAAAACTAGAGATCAAGAACTTATACGATGGGGTCTCAAACGATCGGACCAATCTATCAGCAATCAAAAAACCAGCAACCAATCATTAATAGATCTTATCAATTCCCAATCTGAGTTCCAGTGACCCTTGACAGGATTCCCTAGATGCCCTATAATACTCAGGTAATCAACCAAAGACCAAATGCCTGCCAACACCGAAGAGTTTCTTTCCCGCTGCGTCGTGGATACTCTGGCACGAAAGTTCTATCTTTATTCAAGTGAAGGTAGTGAAAAAGTTGTAGAATGCGAAACCGTTGACGAGTTCATGAATGTACTGGAAGTAGTGCGAACTCAGGTAAGTGATGATTGCCTTGCATACACTAACCCCCTGTGAACAATGGAAGTTTTTACTGTGGAAGAATTTCAAGAACGTTTCGATGAACTTATGGAACGAGTTGAAAATGGAGAACACTTAGGTATCGTCAACGAAAACGGGCAGGCAGCAGTGATGATGCCAGCTGATGATGAACTCATACGAATACACACTGAGTTAAACAACGAGGCTCAATAATATTCTGAGTTTTTATGCGAGTGAGACTTGGTAGTCAGAGGGCACTTATAACGCCTTTCCGCCAGATTAGCGGCTTTGACCTGGTTCGAATCCAGGCACTCGTATTGCTATTTGCTGTTTGCGAATAGCGAATGCTCGTTTAGCAATCTGTTCGAATGCAGCGTTCTCATAAAGCGCCGAAGGTGGGTTAGATTCCCACAACGAGCATTGACTATTATGATTCTTTGAGTTATAATGGTCTTATCGGGAGGGTAGTCCAACTGGCAGGAGACACCAAACTTAAAATTTGTACAGTGCGGGTTCGAATCCCGCTCCTCCTATTAAAAATAAATATAAGATACGGGAAACCCCAATGTCTTATCAAATCAGTCACGCATACTGCTGGTACAATAATGGCAGTATGATTGTGAAGATGTACTTTATCAATCAAGTTCCTTTCACATTTGATGAACTTCCCGATGGGCACTTATATGATCAAGATCTTTGCAGATTGGCAGATAAACAAAGATCATTTGAACCAGAAGACTTGTACAAAAACTCATTCTATTTGATAGATGAAGAGGCACATCCTTGTTTCTTTCCAGTAGATTTAGAAAACCCAGAAGACATGCCCGATGATATAGAATATCAGTATGATGAGGAAGATTTGGCGGGCTAAATAGAAGATAGAAATATTTTGACCGTAATAATCAGATGGCTCTGAATAAGTTAGACAATTTTATTAAGAATACAGAAGGTCGTATTCTTTATGTAAATCCAAACGACCTAGATGCAACTGATGCGATTACAAATCAGGGCAACTCTCTAGCTCAACCCTTCAAAACTGTACAGAGAGCACTACTAGAGGCAGCAAGATTCTCATATCTTCAAGGAAGTAATAACGATATTACTGAAAAAACAACAATTTTATTATTTCCTGGCATCCATACAATTGATAATAGACCTGGTTTTGCTCTTAAAAAGAGTGGAACTACTCCATATGCAGTGTCTCCGTCAGGTGCAGAAACTATTGCATCTGAAACATTATCATTAACACTTTCATCAAACTTTGATATTACTCAGTCAGATAATATTCTCTATAAGTTTAATAGTATCAATGGTGGTGTTATTGTACCTCGCGGTACTTCGATTGTTGGTCTTGATTTAAGAAAAACAAAAATTAGACCAAAATATGTTCCAAACCCAACTGATTCCACACCAAAATCAGCAATTTTTAGAATTACTGGTGCCTGCTATTTCTGGCAATTTTCTTTATTTGATGCTGATGAATCTGGAAAAGTTTATACAAATCAATCTGATTTTTCAGATACAAACAAAGCAACTCCAACATTTTCTCACCACAAACTAACTTGTTTTGAATATGCTGATGGTGTCAATATTCCTTCGGGATATGATATCACAGATCTTGATATGTATTATGGAAAGGTTTCTAATGCATTCAATACTGCATCTGGTAGAGATATTGATCAAAAATACCCAAGTAATTCTTTAGGATTTTCAAAACAGCGTCCAGAATGGGAAATTGTTGGTGCATTTGCAACAGATCCAATTAATATCAGTAAGATTATTTCTGGTGATGGTATAGCAGCATCAACAATTGTTACGGTCACAACTTCGACAACACATAATTTAACGGCAGGAACTCCAATTAAAATTAATGGAGTATCGGAAAATTATTATAATATTTCTACAAAAGTACAGAACGTATTGAGTTCTACTCAATTTACCTATCTCATTCCTGAAAATTATCCAATTAATCTTCCTGCTTTCCCAACTTCTTCAAATGCAACGGTTACAATTGAAACTGATACTGTAGGTGGTGCATCACCATACATCTTCAATATCTCTATGCGTTCTGTATGGGGTATGAATGGAATGCACGCTGATGGTAGCAAAGCATCAGGTTTCCGTTCAATGGTTGTTGCACAATTTACTGGCGTATCTCTACAGAAAGATGATCGTGCATTTGTAAAATATAATCCAATTTCTAGAGATTATAAAGGAATAATATATTCTGCATCATATGGCGGTGATCTTGCCGGTGGATCATCATCAACTAACACAAATGAGGCATATCACTTAGATTCTGGTGCAGTTTATAGAAATGGGTGGGAAACAGTTCACATTAAAATGTCGAATGATGCATTCATTCAGGTTGTTTCTGTATTTGCAATTGGATATACTTCACATTTTAAAGGTGAATCTGGTGCTGACGCTTCAATCACTAACTCAAACTCAAACTTTGGGCAAAATTCACTAGCGGCAACGGGATTCAAAAAAGAAGCATTTACTAAAGATAATAATGCATATATTACATCTATTATTGCTCCAAGAGCAATTACCTCAGATGAAACTGATATTGATTGGGTATCATTAGATGTTAGTGTTACAACTCAAGTCGGAGTTTCAAGTCACCTCTATCTTTATGGATTCACTGCCTCTGATGATATTCCGCCAAACATTCTTCAAGGATATAGAGTTGGTGCTAAAAATAATGATACCTTATATGTAAATATTGGATCTGGAACAAGTACAGCTTCCATTTATATGCCTGATAAAATCACTTCAGGTATTACAACAGGAACAAATAGCGCGGAAAAATCATATTCAGTATCTGGATCTCCAACTAATAATTATTTTACAATCGGTGCTCATGGATTAGTAACCGGAGAAAAAGTTAGAATTTTAAGTACTGACGGAGATTTGCCAGAAAACATCACAGAAAATACAATTTATTATGCAATCGCAAGTGATGTTGATGGAACTTTAACTGCAAATCAAGTTAAACTTGCAACATCATCAACAAATGCCTCATTGGCATCTGCAATTAGTGTTTATGGTGGAACAGGTCTTAAAATTGCAAGTAGAGTTTCTGATAAAAATCCTGGAGATATAGGATCACCAATTCAATATGATAATACCAATAAAAATTGGTTTATTCATACAAATACTAATAGTGATATTTACACGGCAATTTTAGCAAATGGAGTTGTTGGTTTAGGTGCAAGAACAAACGTTTCTTACATTAAAAGAATAAGTGATTCGAGAAGTATTGATGAAAAAATTTATAAACTAAGAGTTGTAATTCCTAAAGAATCTACCAATTCGAGAGATCCTCTAGAAGGATTTGTAATTCAAGAATCAAGTTCTACTGGTATTGGAAGTGATGCATATGCTACTTCTCTTACAATTTCAGCGTCTGATTTAAATTATAATAAAAATCCAAGATTTATTAGTACCTGTTCAACAGTTGGCACAACAATTACAGTTATATCAGAACTACCACATAATTTAAATGCGAATGATACCATTATTGTCAAAAACGTAACTGATAGTAGTGGAAGTCCTACAGGTACGGATAACTATGGATATAATGGAACATTTAATGTTACATCAATTGTAAATGACAAGACATTTACTTATTCTACTACAGATGTTTTTGGAGTCGTTCACTCTACAGGAACTTTTACAAATAATACAAGTTCTAGAACAACTACTTTACCGAGATTCCAAAGAAATGATTTGCAATCAAATTATTATATTTACCGAAGTGAAGTAATTTCACAATACAAATCGGGAGTTTCTGATGGCATTTATCACTTATATGTTCTGAATGCCAAAAATGCAGTACCGAGCGAATTCACATCTTCAAAATATAATCAAAATGTTGTCAATCTTTATCCACAATTAGACAGAGACAATATCGATGAAAATCCAATACCAACAAAAACATTTGCAAAAAGAGCGCCTCTTGGAGATGTCGGAACTAGTAATGTTAAAGGATCTTTAACCAGAGAAACCGTTGATTCATTTGTACAAGATTTTGGATTAGGTTTAGATGTAACTTCAGTCACTGATGCAACTACGAGTGCAACAATTACATTTGCAAGAGAACATGGACTTTCTGGTATTGTAACTTACAGTACTTTGACTGGTGGATCAGGAAAAACAAATGGTACTTATTATAATGTTAAACTTCTTAATTCAGACCTTACAACTTGGAATGGTGCAACTGCAAAAGTTATAGTTTCAAGTAATCAAGTTACATCGGCAACTATTCAATCCAAGGGATCTGGATATGGAACTACTACTCTGTATTTTGATACTACAAAAGTTGGTGGATCCGCAAATGCATACGTTAATATTGTAACTTCTGGTATCACCACAAATATTGGCGATGTAATACAATTCACCGGGTCTGCTACGACTTCTACTGGTTATTATCGCATTACATCTATTCCATCATCAACCACGATTTCGATTGCTAAAACGGAGGGAGATCCTTTAGCAACAAATTCACAATATGGATTTGTTGTCGCACCTTCGACGAAAATTACTTCTTCAGTATATTATTCAACAACTGGAATCACATCATTTACATGTGCTGGTCCACACGGATTGCTTGCGGGTAATAAATTTAGAGTAATTGATTCTAATAATAATAATCTTGGAGATTATTTGGTTGCCACTAAAGTTGGTATTAATACCTTTAATGCAATTACAAATGCCAATATTTCTCCAACAAATGGTTATGTCTTAAAGCACGGAATGTCTTCAAATGAGGCAGTTTCTGATGCAACTGGAGAAAATATTGGAGTTCGTGATTTTTCATTCTATGATAATGATACTCTAACATTGGTAGCATTTACTTCTGACACTCAAATTAGAGTTAGTAATCCTGTTGCTGGCATCTCAACAACACAGAGATTCCCACTTGGATCTTATATTCAAGTTGACGCCGAAATTATGAGAGTTGTAAGCAGCACTTTAAGTGGTTCTTCTAGTGATGAAATTACAGTTATTCGTGGTGTTCTTGGAACTATTAAGTCATCTCATGATAATGGTTCAATTATCAAAAAAATTAAACCACTTCCAATTGAATTAAGAAGACCAACAATTCTCCGTTCATCTAACCAAACATTTGAATATCTTGGATATGGTCCAGGAAACTATTCAACAGGTCTTCCACAGGTTCAGGTCAGAACTATAACAGAAAAAGAAGCATATCTAGCACAATCACAACAGAAATCTTGCGGAACTGTTGTCTATACTGGTATGAATAATGATGGTGACTTTTATATTGGCAATAAAAAACTTAGCTCCAAAACAGGTCAAGAAGTTGTTTTTGATGCACCAATTCCAACAATAACAGGTCAAGATGCTTCGAGATTGAGCGTTGTTTATGATGAAGTTACCATTAAAGAAAGAATTCTCGTTGAAGGTGGTAACTCTGGAACGATTCTTTCTCAGTTTGATGGTCCCGTTACCTTCAATAAAGAAACGAAATTTAATGCCACAGCAACAAACACTGCACAATTAAAAATTATTAATACAACTCAATCAACCGATACTCTTAGTGGTGCTCTTATTGTAAGTGGAGGTGTTGGAATTGCCAAGAGTGTTAATATTGGTGGAACTCTTGGAGTTACTGGTATAACTACACTTTCTAATACATTAAATGTTACTGGTGCAACTGTACTTTCCAATACATTAAATGTTACTGGTGTAACAACAGTTTCTAATACATTAAATGTTACTGGAGTTATTAATGCTACCACCCCAGTTGGTTCTGGAACAACAACTGGTGGAGTAAGAATTGCCGCAAATTCTTCAACAAATAATTCTTGTTTACAATTCCTCAATAGTAATAGAACCACAGAATATGGATTAATTGTTGGAACAGCAAGTTCTGTTACTATACAAAGTTCGAGTGGGTTATTAGTTGCTTTAAATGATAATACTGAAATTTATGGAACATTGAATGTAACTGGAGACATCACGGCATTCTATACTTCAGATCAAAGACTGAAGGAAAATATTGTTCCAATTGTTGATCCACTTAAAAAAGTTCTAGCAATCAGTGGTAATAATTTTGATTGGGTTCAGGGTGCTGGTAAAGAAGGTTCTGATGTTGGTGTAATTGCACAGGAAGTTCTAGAAGTTCTACCAGAAGCAGTTGCAACTAGAGAAACTGGATACCTAGCAGTTCGTTACGAGAAGATTATCCCACTTCTGATTGAAGCAATTAAAGATCTTTCTGCAAAAGTTGAAAATCTTCAGGATCAAATCAACAATAAATAACTAGAAAGTCTTAGAAATGGCAAATTATAATAAGTCTTTTAGTTTTAGAAGTGGTCTTCAAGTTGATGATGGCAATTTTGTCATTAATCCAAATGGATTGGTTGGAATTGGCACAACTGTTCCCAGTGAAAGATTAGATCTTCGTGGGGGAAATTTAAAAGTAGTAGGATTAATTACGGCAAGTAATCTATATGTAACAGGATTTTCAACCTTTACCGAAGTAAGACTTGGAACTGGTATTAAGATGTCATCTAGCAGTGGCATCATTACTGCCACTGCATTTTATGGTAATGGTGCAACTCTTTCTAATCTTCCAACATCACAATGGGTTGATATTGATGTAGGTCTTGGATTTACCAGCATATACGCTGCAGGAAATGTTGGTATCGCAACAAATGATCCCAGATATACATTTCAAATTGGTGGAAATCCAAACACACAATCTGGTGTAGGTTTTAACTCAACAGGTAGTATTAAAGCAACTGGAATTGTCACAGCAGGATATTTTAGTGGTGATGGATCATCTCTAATAGGATTAAATGCAACTAATATTGCAAGTGGAACAATAGGCAACGCTTATTTACCGATAATTAACAATGATAGACTTCCATCGAATATAAATGTTTCTGGCATTATTACCGCATCTACAAATTTTAGTGGTACTCTAATTGGTAATTTAAGTGGTAATGTAAATTCTACCGGTCTTTCAACATTTTCTGGTGGTATTGTTGGAAATGTAATTGGTATTGCATCAACGGCAAGAGGTTTAACAGGAACTCCGAATATTGATGTTGGAGTCGTAACTGCAACAAATATAAATTCAACATCATCATTAAATGTTGGAACTTCGGGAACTACATTTAATGTTACAAGTTCTGGAAAGATTGGTATAGGAACCACAAATCCAACTTCAGACTTTCAAATCAAAAAAATAAATCCTTTAGTAGAAATTATTGCTACTTCGGGAGAATCTACATTAGGTATTGGTCAATCTGAAGTTGGTGCCGGAACTAGTAATGCCATTCTCGTATTTGGAGATACTGCAAAATCATTTGATATTGTCAATAATGACACTGGCAATATTAACATGTATCTTCATGGATACACTGGAATTTCAGGAATTAATACTGGAAGATTTGCCTGGATATATGGGCAAACAAACCAAGAAGTAGCATCACTTACTTATGATGGAAAATTTGGTATTGGGGTTACAAATCCATCTAATACTTTGCATGTTGTTGGCACTTCTACGGTTACTCAAAATGCATATTTTGGAAATAATGTTGAAATTTCTGGAACTTTAACTTTTGGATCTGGATCAAATAAAACTATATTAGGTTCAAATAATCCTGCTATTTTAAATAATGTAAATTTAAGTGTCACTAATGGAATTTCTACTTTTGCCAGTATTGCTGTTAGTTCTGGATCTTCGATTGGAATTGGAACAACTCGTCCAATTGTAGGTTTAGATGCCCGTTCAGAAGCAGGTCTTTTTAATTCTATTGGAATTGGAACTACAGCAACTAATCCTGCCGTGCAGGCAAATTTACAAGTTTTTGGCACCACATTAAGTTCTAAGATTGGAATTGGAACTACTAATGTTTTAGGTGCTATAGATGGAGTTTATAATGCTGGATTATTGCAAATTTTTGGTCAGGCTAATATCTATAATGAAGATTTGATAATGACTGGAATTGGGGCAATTGGTATTAATAGTGCCCAACCTAGATCAGCTCTTGACATGACCTTTGCTAGATATAGTTCCGGTATGAGAGGTGGATTTATACCTCCAGTATTGACAGATAGTGAAAGAAATGCAATGAATCCATTAGGCATGTGGCCTGGATTAATGATTTACAATAGTTCTGTCAATCGTCACCAAATAACTGATGGAGCTACTAATTGGTTTAATATTATTCAAGAAGAAGCTACCACTGCTAATGGTAGATTGGGATTTGCATCAGTAACAACTCAATTAACGATTGGTGGAGGAACATCAATAACCGCTACCGAATTAAAAGTAGGAACTGGAATTACAATATCTTCTGGAATTGTTACTGCAATTAATGGATTCAGTAGCGGTATTGGTACTGCAGTTAAAATTACAACAGTCGGTAACAAATTATTCTTTACCGTTGTTGGTGTTGGATCGACAAGCTTGACACTCTTCTAAAATACTGCTAGAGTACCTTTGTTAGGGTTGGAGATAATACTCTAGGACACTTTAAGAACCGTCCACTGGGTGGCACCAGAGGCGGTTTTCTGCTATAATAGTTCCATACGCAATGAGGAACTGATGCAACTCCGTCCCCACCAGCAAGATGCTCTCGATGCTCTGCAACAGCATTCTAAGGGTATCTGTGTGTTTCCTACGGGTGGTGGTAAAACCAACGTGGGTATTTTTGATGCCATCAATCAGTTTCTGTCTAAAACCCCTCAGACCATTGTAGTGGTTGCTCCTCGAATTCTGTTGGCAGAGCAACTCTCTAGTGAGTATCTTGAGTTTATCACCAATGCTTCTGTGATGCACGTTCATAGTGGTGAGACGCATCACTATTCTTCTACCAAACCCAGTGATATTGCTTGGTTTGCTTCCAGCACTCCTGGTCACAAACTGATCTTCACCACCTACAACTCTTTGCAGCAACTGCAACGGGCAGAGATTGAGGTAGACACTATCTATTTTGATGAGGCACATAACTCTATTCAACGCCACTTCTTTCCTGCTGTAGAATATTTTGCTGCAGAGGCAGAGCGTTGCTACTTCTTTACTGCCACTCCCAAGTATAGCAATGTAATGCTCAAACCTGGTATGAATGATACTGAGGTCTACGGCAATATCATCGCTAAGGTTCCTGCTCCTGAACTGGTGCAAGGTGGTTATATCATTCCTCCCAAGGTGATTGCCACTCAAATGCGTCTCTCTGTCAAGGGCGAGGATATTGCTCAACGCGATTGTGAGTATCTGCTCCAAACCATTCAGGACAATCCTGTCGATAAGATTCTGATTTGTGCGAAGGCAACCAAGCACATCATCGGTCTGCTTTCTGAGACTGACTTTGCCGAACAACTGGCAGAGGAAGGTTATTCTGTGATGCACATTACTGCCAAGCACGGTGCATTCATTGATGGTCAAAAGGTCAATCGTGAGGTGTTCTTTGATACTCTCAATGAGTGGGGCAAGGATTCTGACAAGAAGTTTGTGGTTTTGCATCACAGCATTCTGGCAGAGGGCATCAATATCAGTGCTCTGGAAGCGGTGGTCTTCATGCGCTCTATGGACATTGTGGGCATCGGTCAGACGGTCGGTAGGACTCTGCGCCTGCACCCCCAAGATGCTGCTGGAATCCGCTCTGGTGCCCTTGTGGCGGGCGATTTGGCATCCTACACCAAGTCCTATGGTCTGGTCATCTGCCCGACCTTTGACAAGGCATCCACGGGCACCGCACAGAAGGTCCAGAACGTCGTGGACATCATCTTCCAGCAAGGTGAGGTGGCAGTCAGCACGATCAATCGCTGAACTGGCACAGGGGGGTTCCTTCGGGGGTTCCTTTCGGTTATAATACATTCATTCCCAAAGGAGATTTCAAATGCGTTGCAAAGTCGAACTTTATGTTGCTGGTAAAGTGTTCTATGAGCACGTTGAAGCGCGTGACTATCAGGATGCAAAACGTACTGCTCTGTCACGTAATCCTACTGCAAAAGTTGTCAGTGTGACTGCCGTATGATTGACATTCAGAATCACGGACTGCTGAATCCTAAACCATCAGAACCTGCGGGTTATGTAACCAAAGATGGAATGTGGGCAGCGGTTCCTTGGGGCAAAAAGTTTGTAATTATTCACAATGGGCAGCAAATTCATACTGCAAATAATTACAAATCCGCAAAAACCTACATTCAAAAGTCCGCAAAAGGTGCATCAGTTTCAAGTTTAGAAACATTTCTTTAAGTATGACTATCGTTAAATAGTAATTAGAATCAGGAGAGTGTCGTGGTTGTAATTTTTTCAGCAACCATTATATCTTGTAGTCAGGCAATTCAACTGCTGAATAATGTGGCAAATGTTGCTGGTCTTACTATTAAACAAAAAACAGAAATTGTTGATGAAATACGACAATTAGTTCCATCTTGCCCCATTAAGATTGAGAAAGATAAAAAATGACTGCTTATTATCTTTGGTTTTCAATTTTTATCTTTGTTGCTTATCTAATTGCAACGGATGATAGTGTGGCATATGCCGTTACATTAGTCTCTAAGATAATAAAATTCGAATATGAAAAACAAAAGTGGTGGTTGCTTCATAATCCAAGAAATCCTATTGTAAAGTACCTAATGTGGCGTCGTGCATTAAGACTTGCTAAGGAACTTGAAAAAGAATTGAAGAAATGATATAATTACTAATGTGTTTGCTTACACACATCATGTCTAGAACTCATCGCAACATTGAATGGATTCACAGCGGGGCACTTCGTTTTCCGCACACATTTAATGAGATTCGCCAGTTAGATGGAATTCTACACGAAGAAGACTTGGAGGGTCTTCCTATTTCTGGAGTCAATCATATGAGAGCAAGAGAGCATAATCTGCCGACTGCTTGGAGTGACAACGTTGTTAGTGGTTATTATCAGGAAGATTATGAAGTCTAAGTGGAATGTAAAAAATCCACAATCAGCAATCACTATTGCCCGCCTTCTTTCTGAGTTGGAGGGCATTTCTTATCTTTTGGATTGTCTGGATGAACCAGAAGACTTTGAGTGCATTGAGAATATGAAACAAAAGTATTATAAAGAATACTTTAAAAGGAACAAAGAAGAGAAATAAATAACACTAAATCTATGGATTTATAATGCTATCTACACAATATCGACTACGCTTAAAAGGAATCTGTGATAAGATTGTAAAAGGTGAAGAAGTCAGTTTAGATGATATGATTTGGGCAGAAAAACTTGCAAAAGCAAATCGTTCTGCAGGAACAATTCTTCGCCAAGCAAGAAGAAGAGCAGAAAATCCTAATATGCAAGAAGGAGATTTAGATGATTTTTTGAATCAACTTGACTTTGGTGGTTTAGGAAATGATAGAAAAGGTATTAGTGGATTCAATAGTGTGGATGAAATTGTTGAATGGTTCAAAGAAGATAAACCAGATGACTGGAGACAGAGAGACTAATAATGACTAGTCAATTTATTGATTATAAATCCATTAACCCAAGATTAACTCTTTTAGAGGAGCGTTTTTATTATATTCGAGAAGAATATCTTTCTAATAAAGAAAAATTAGAATTTAGAGATTTTACGAAAGAACAAGATAAACACATCTCTGAAGTTGGTAGAGGATATCCAATTGAAGTTGATAGTTATTTCAGTGCAAATCTTAAACAAAATGACAATCTAGGATGGCATATGGGTGCTGTTTTTTGTCTTGATATTCCTTATGAAAGAAACTCTAAATTTTTACCAATATTAACTGATACTCTTAAAGAAATTGGTGGATTGAGCGTTTGTGGAATTAATATTTTAGATTCTGGCATTCAATTAAATTGGCACCATGATTCTGATTATGGAGGTGGTGGAAATTATAATCGACGTGGAAATACTAATAATATTAGATTAACTTTCAGATCTTTATGGGGATTGGACGTTCCCATTGAAGATGGGAGAAGTTCTATCATGCAAATGAAAGATCGTATAACTGGTGAAATTGAAACGAAAGAATTTAAAAATGGAGAAGTTTTTGGATTTTGGCCAGATACTTTGCATCGTGTAGAAAATAATTTAACTCAACCTAGAACCATACTTGCTGTAGATGCATTCGTAAAATGAAAGATAGATTTAGAAGTTCTCATACTTCAGAAAACCAAATATTTTATAAATTTTATTCCGTAGAAGAAATTAACCCTAAACTTAATATTCTTGTTGAAAATTTTGATAAAATTCATCAAGAATTTATTGATAATAAAGACAAACTTATATGGACAAATTGGCATGGTAGTACGGGATATCGTGGGGAAAATACTACTCCTTATGAAGGATGGCAAATTGCTGGATTATGTGCCGAATATCCTAACGAAATTATTGGTATGAATGTGGAAACAATTTCAACTCTTTTAGAACCATATGAAAAAAATTATCAACAAAAATTATATCCCAATTCGGACAAAAATATTATTTTTACAGAAAATTCAAAACATTTTCCCATTCTTATGGAATGTTTAGATCAAATAGGCATTAGGAAAAGAATTGCTATCAGTGTTGTTTATCCTGGAAAAAGTATTAAGTGGCATATTGATGCAGATCCAGAAGATGAGAAAAATGTTACCATTCGTGGACTGTTTGGTCTTGATATTCACCCAGAAAAAGATCATGATTGCTATATTTGTTTGGGAAACGAATCTGAATATGAGAAAAAATATTTTAGAAATAATGAATTTGTTTTTTTCTGGGGCAAAATGGGACATTGCGTTATAAACACATTACAAACCCCACGTTATGTAATCTGTTTGGATCAAGATGTTTCTAAAGATTATTTGAGGACACTTTGATAACTGGCACAAGGCACTTCCAAAACTCCGCAGGATGCCGTATAATATGAAGGTAATCAAGCGATCCAATGACTTACAACGCAAAAGTAAAACTCTGCTACATCAATGATAGTGATGTAACTCCAAGTAAGTATTTTCCTGAACTTGTTGATAGGCAAACCATCACGATTGAAGCACCAGCACAAGACTTGAATACTCATCAGTATTTTGAACTCTTCAAGGGATTTCTT